CGAGATCGGCCTGATCAACGGCGCGGACGTCACCGGCCTGATCCGGCGCAACGGCTTCCGCTTCTGGGGCAACCGCACCTGCTCCGATGATCCGCGCTACGCCTTCGAGAGCGCCGTCCGCACCGATCAGATGCTGCGCGACACGATCGCCGAGGGCGTCTTCCCCTACATCGATCAGCCGCTCCGCCAGTCGCTGGCGATCGACATCATCGAGAGCCTGAACGCGCTCGGCCGGCGCGAGGTGCTGGCCGGTCGCCTGATCGGTTTCGAAGCCTTCCTGGCCGAGGGCAACACGCCCGAGCTGCTGGCAGCCGGCAAGCTCAGGATCGGCTACCGCTTCACCCCCTGCGCCCCGCTCGAGGAGCTCGGTATCGGGCCCGAGATCACGGACGAATTCTACGCCGACTTCGCCGAACTGGCCGGCGCCGCCTGATCCCCCTCGAAACCCTGAGCCCCCCTTAAGCGCTCCGCGCGCCCCTTCATCCAGGAACACCCGCCATGCAACTGCCCCGTCAGCTCAAGGACATGAACGTCTTCAACGCCGCCAACTCCTTTGCCGGCCAGGCGCAGAAATTCACTCGGCCCAAGCTGGTCATCAAGACCGAGGACTATCGCGGCGCCGGCATGCTGGGCACCGTCAAGCTGGACATGGGCCTCGAGGCGATCGAGGTCGAGCACGAGTACGGCGGCGACATGCCCGAGCTGAACCGCGAGTTCGGGACGACCGACATCGATGGCAGCCAGCTGCGGTTCGCGGGCGCCTATCAAAACGACTCCACGGGCCGCTATGACGACGTCCAGATCGTGGTGCGTGGCCGGCACATCGAGATCGATGCCGGCACGGATGAGGTCGGCGCCAAGTCGGGCACCAAGTACAAGACCGCCTGCACCTATTACAAACAGACCCGCAACGGCCGCGTCGAATTCGAGATCGACATGATCGCCGGCACCTTCCTCGTCGACGGCGTCGACCGCCGGGCCGAGCTGCGCCGCATCGTCAACTGATGACGGCGGGGCGCTCACTTCCCCCGATCGCGGCTGCGCTCCAGCGCCAGCGCCAGGATGACCTTGCCCGTCGTCAGGCCGCCGATCGTCACTTCGACCGCTTCCAGGCCGCGCTGACGCGGCGAACTCGCCGGGATCCTTCCAATGACCAAAACCACTGACATTCCGCTCGCCCCGCCGTTGGATGCCGAAAAGGCTGCCGACAAGCCCCGCTCGGGCGTGGACAAGAGCGGTCGCCCCTGGGCCCTGGTGACCCTCGACAATCCCGTCGAGCGCGGCGGCGAAAAGATCGTCGACGTCACCGTGCGCAAGCCGAAGGGAGGCGATCTTCGCGGCGCCAAGCTGACGGACCTGTACTCGGCCGACGTGGTGGCCATGTCGATCGTCCTGCCGCGCATCACCGAGCCGATGATCCACCGTCAGGAATTCATGGACATGGACGGAGAGGACATCGCCCAGCTGGCGGGTGAGGTGATCAATTTTTTGCTGACGAAGTCGCAGCGTCGGGAAGCCTCCCTGGCCGAGTAGAGGACGCCTTCGCGGACATCATGTTCGTGACCCATGGCTGGTCGAGGGAGGCTCTTGAGGCCCTCGACCTGGTCGAACTCTCAGAAGAACGGGAGCGCGCGATCGCCCTGTGGAATCGGGTCAACGGCCCGAAGGACGAATGACGCATGGACCGCAATCTTCGCCTGAACCTCATCTTCAAAGCCGCTGGAAACGCGAAGACTTTTCTTCAGGGCGTGAAGGGCGAGAGTGACCGGACGTCCAGGGCGCTCGGCGCCGCCCGCGAACGCGTCACCGATCTGCAGAAGAGCGTGCGAAATATCGCCGCCTACAAGCGCCTGCAGGGCGAGCTGGGTCAAACCCAGGCGCGACTGGCTGAGGCCCAGAAGGAAGCCCAGCGCCTCGGCCAAGCCCACGCCTCGGCCGATCGTCCGACCCGCCAGCTGACACGTGCGCTCGAGATTGCCCGCGACAAGGTGAGGGGCCTCCAGGAGCAGGAGCAACGCCGGCGTCTGGGCCTGCAGGATCTGCGCGGCACGCTGACCGAGGCCGGGATCTCGACAAAGAACCTGAGCGCGCACGAGATGCGCCTCGGCCGCGAGCTGCGCGAGGCCAACGCTGAGCTGCGCGAACAGGCCCGCCAGCTCGAGGCGGTCGCCGCCCGTCAGCAACGCCTGTCGGCCGCCCGCACGCGCTACGACAATACCCAGCAGCTGGCTGGCACCATGCAGGGCGCCGGCATGTCGTCGGTCGCCGCGGGTGGAGCCCTGGCGGCCCCCATGTTCATGGCGGGCAGGGAGGCCATGTCCTTCGAGGACGGTATGCTGGACGTGGCCAAGGTCGTCGACTTTGATACGCCGCAGCAGTTCCGGAAAATGTCGAACGATATCCTCGACCTCGCGACGAATATTCCAATTGCGTCGGAAGGTTTGACCCAGATCGTCGCGGCTGCGGGGCAGGCGGGGATCGCCCGCCGGGAGCTCCTGCCGTTCGCCGAGGATGCGGCCAAGATGGGCATCGCCTTCGACACGACGGCTGACCAGGCCGGCACCATGATGGCCACCTGGCGGACGGCTTTCCGCATGACGCAGCCGGAAGTGCGCGGCCTGGCCGACCAGATCAACTACCTGGGCAACACCGGCCCGGCGAACGCCATGCAGATCTCCGACATCGTCACCCGCATCGGTCCGCTCGGGGAAGTCGCCGGCATGGCCGCCGGCGAGATCGCAGCCCTCGGTTCCACGATCGCCGGCATGGGTGTCAGCGAAGAGATCGCCGCGACGGGGATCAAAAACACGGTGCTGGCCCTGACCAAGGGTGAAGCCGCAACCCGCATGCAGCGTCAGGCCTGGAAAGCCCTAGGCCTCGATGCCGTGACGGTTGCCCGTCAGATGCAGGATGACGCCGGCGGCACCATCCTGAACGTGCTGACGCGGATCTCGAAGCTCGCGCCGGAACGCCAGAGCGCCATCCTGACCCAGCTCTTCGGCTCGGAGTCCGTCGGCGCCATCGCCCCCATGCTGACCAACCTCGAACTTCTCGAGGAGAACCTCGGCAAGGTGGCGGACAGCAGCCTCTATGCCGGCTCGATGCAAAAGGAGTTCGAGTCGCGGGCTGCGGCCGCGTCGAACGCCGTCCAGCTGGGCAAGGAGGGAATCAAGGCTCTGGGCGTTGAGCTCGGCACGGCCTTCCTGCCCCAGATCAAGGCGGGCGCTCTGGCGCTCCGTGACGGCGCGAACCGCGTGCGGGCCTTTGCCCAGCAGCATCCGGGCGCCGTCAAGATTGTCGGGACCCTCGTCGCGGTCCTGGCCGCTGGCCTCGTCGTGTTCGGCGGTTTGGCCGTGGCGGTCGCGGCCGTCCTCGGTCCCTTCGCCCTCCTGCAGCTGACCCTGACCCAGGCGGCGGTCCTGTTCGGACCCGTCCTCACCGGCCTGAAACTGATGACCATGGGGGTCTGGCGGTTCACCGCTGCCCTTCTCGCGAACCCCATGGTCCTGATCGCGACGTTGATCATCGCCGCCGTCGCGGCCGTGGCCTATGTGATCTATCGGAATTGGGGCCGCATCGGGCCGTGGCTCAGGGGCCTTTGGGACGGCATCGCGAAAGGGATCGCCGCCGCTGTCGGCGTGATCAAGTCTCTGTGGAATGGCCTCACTCAGATCGTCAGCGCCGGTATCGGCCTGATGAAGGCCTATATCCTCAACTTCACCCCGCTCGCCTTCGTCATCCGCAACTGGCAGCCGATCGTCGGCTTCCTGACGGCCCTGTGGAACCTCGCTGGGCAGGTCGTGGGACTTGGCTTCGATTACCTCAAGTACCTGATCGTGCGTTTCACGCCTCTCGGGATGATCATGCGAAACTGGCGGCCGATCACCGGCTTCCTCGGAGGCGTGTGGCAGGGCGCCAAAGACGTGGTCAGAAAGGGGCTGTCGGCGATTGGCGACGGCCTGATGCGATTCACGCCGCTCGGCTTCATCGTCCGGAACTGGGATGCGATCCCGGGCTATCTGCAGACGGCGTGGGAAGCATACAAGCGGGCAGTGCAGACAGGGCTCGACGCCATCGGTGGCCTCCTGCTGCGCTTCACTCCGCTCGGCTTCGTTATCCGGAATTGGGGTCCGATCTCCGGCTTCGTCATTGGCCTGTGGGACAAGGTGAAGGGGGCCGTCTCGACGGGCATCGACGCCATGAAGGCGGTCATCCGCAAATACAACCCGCTCGATGACTTCAAGGCCATCTTCAAGGATCTGTGGAACTGGCTCAGCGAGCTGCCGGGCAAGCTGCTGAAGGCCGGGGCCGACGCCGTCAACGGCTTCACCCAGGGCATCCGGGGCAGGCGCGCTGACGTCCAGGCCGCGACGGCCGAGGTCGCCCGCGTGCCCGAAGCAACCACCCGCCGTGTCACCCAGACCCGCTCGCCCTCGCGCGTCATGATGAACGTCGGCCGGGACGTCATGTCCGGCTTCACCCTCGGCCTCGGCCAGGACAGGCGAGGGCCCGCGGGCGTCATGGCCGGCGCCGCCGCAGCCCTGATCGCTGCGGGCGCCGTCAGCATGCCGGGCGTCCGAGCAGGGGACATTGATGGCACGCGGGGCGTGTCGGCGCTCGCGCGGCCGACGTTCGACACCGGCCCGCGGTTGTCGGCTCGCCCGGCGCCCGCAAGCGCGGCTGGCTCACGGTCCACGGCCACGCCCGCGATCGGCACCCTCAATCTCACGATTAACCAGCTGCCGGGCGAGGATGTCGACGCGCTCGCCCGTCGCGTGGTCGAGCTGCTCCGCAAGCCGGACCTGTCCAGCCTGTCGGATGATCCCGACTATGGAGAGGCCTGATGTCTGACACCGCCATGCTGATGTCGCTGGGGATGTTCGGCTTCTCGATCGACAGTGCCCTCTTCGACAAGCTGCGCCGCCGGCGCACCTGGCGCCATCCGACGAACGAACGCGTCAATGCGCGCGCGGCTGGCCAGTTCGCCGGGCCCGGCGACGATCTGATCGAGCTGTCGGGGATCCTCGCCCCCGGCCAGATCGGCCGCAAGGATGCGCTCGAGGAGCTGGCCGCCATGGCTGACACCGGGCAGGCCTGGACGCTCGTTGACGGTGAGGGCTTCGTCTATGGCGCCTTCGTCATCGAGGAGCTCGACGAGGGCAAAGGCAACTTCATGGCGGGCGGCATCGCCCTCCAGACGGACTTCAGCCTGCAGCTGCGGCGCATGCAGGATCCGGAAGGGCAGGACGCGCCGGCCGAGTCCGTGACGTGACCGCCCCCGGCTATGTTCATCGCCAGGCCGCCTATGATCTGGTCGTCGACGGAAAGAGCATCAGCGGCGACGTCTATCCGCGCCTGATCAGCATCGGCCTATCGGAACGGCGCGGCACGGACGCCGACGAGCTCGAGATCGTCCTGGACGATGCCGACGGCCGGGTGGCCATTCCCTCGCCCGGTGCCGAGATCTCGCTCAAGCTGGGCTGGCGCGACCTGGTCGACGGCGGATCGACCACCCTGATCGACAAGGGCACCTTCAAGGTCGACGGGCGACGGCACTCTGGCACGCCCGATCGACTGACGATCAAAGCCCGCTCGGCCGACCTTACGCGCGCCTTTCGCACCCGCCGCACCCAGACCTGGACCGATACCACCCTTGGTCAGGTGCTGACCGACGTTGCCGGCAGAAACGGCCTGCAGGCCATCGTGGCGGCCGACAAAGCGTCCATCGAGGTCGCGCACCTGGATCAGGACCGGGAAAGCGACAGCGCCTTCCTCGCGCGCCTGGGGCGGCTCCATGACGCGGTCGCCACCGTCAAGGCCCGCCGCCTGCTGTTCGCAGCCGTTGGCTCGGGCGAGACCCCGGGCGGCACCCCCATACCGCCGGCGTCGCTGACGCGCAGCGACGGCGACCGGCACGATTGGGAAGCGGCCGAGCGCGACAGCTATTCCGGCGTCATCGCCATCTGGCAGGACCGGTCGGCCGGGGCGCGCAAGGAGGTGCTCGTCGGCTCGGCCGACAACCCCAAGCGGCTCGGCAGGATCTATGGATCGGAGCGCACGGCCCGACGCGCGGCCGAGTCGACGTTCAAGCGCCAGTCGCGCGCCGGCGCCCGCTTCAATCTCAGTCTCGCCCGTGGCCGGCCGGACCTGTTTCCCGAGCAGCAGCTCTCCCTGTCCGGCTGGAAACCACAGATCGACGCGGCCGACTGGCTGATCGTCGAGACGCGGCACAGCCTGACCGGCAACGGTGGCCTGACCACCACCCTCAACCTCGAGCTCGGCGGCTCCGGTTCATCCTCGGGCTGAGCCCGCCGACCGCCATAACTCACGGTTCTTTTATTCTGACGAAAGGGAAGGTTTCTGTTATGACAAGCGCAGGGGCAAAGTCGGGGTCAAATATGCAGGACATGCCCAGCGCGGCCGCCTCGAGCGGTGGCCGGTTTTCCAGTGATCACCAGCCCGCGGCCTTCAAGGAACCGGGCCGCCGCTTCGGCAGTCACATCCAGACCAAATGCCCGCACTGTCGCGCGCCGGCCAAGGTGCGCAGCTCCAAGGAGCTTACGCCCCTGTTCAAGGAGCTCCGCCTGCAATGCACGGATCTCGAGTGCGGCCACACCTTCGTCGCCAGCTTGACGATCGACCGCACGATCGCGCCCTCGGCTCGGCCTAATCCTGCGATCCGCCTCCCGATCGGGAACCCCCGGCCGACGACGCCGGCGAACGACGACTAGAGTCCTTCGGGCCGAACAGGATCGCCCTCAGCCGCGGGGGGCAGTGCTCTGGCCTGATCCTCGACGCGTCGGCCGAGGCAACGATGTCGCCCCTTCCGTGCAGACGTCCGTCCGGGTCTTCGATGACGATCCGCACAGGAGGTCCGGCTGCGCCTTGGCGGTGGACGGGTCTAACCATAAAGGGGCATGTCCCCGATGCTGATCATCCCGCGGCGCCCATCGTAAGCGGATGGCAGAGGGGTGCGTAGCAGACCGCCATCGAGGCCGAGCGTGACCTCGACCGCTTGCCCCTTGACGCATTCGATAACTCGACCGCCAGCCCGTAGTAGGGCGATTGTTCTAGCTTGCAGCAGCGCTGTCCGGCCGCCCCGCCTGGCCTTACAGTCAGTAATCGAGTGGGTCATCCCGAGTTAGTGGGCTTTCAGCTCGGCGCGGATGGACTCCCACTCGGCCGCCGACGTGACAGGGAATGAGCGCTTCTCCCCGTATGTCATCCGACCGTCGACGAAGCTGCCGTCCCGGACGGTGACAAGGACACTCACCTCGTCATGGGGTCCGGGCGGACGCTCTTCGATAGCGATGATCATCCGGCTCGGCGCGCGGAATACCTCGTCGATGTCAGCAGATTTGCCCATGCCGTTGTTTCACCCAGGTCGTGCAGCTTGTCGAGCGGCCTGGCGACGCTCCCACTCGGCCGCGTGGGCCGGGCAGAGGTCCTTGTCCGGGGCGGGCACGTGAGTGCATCGCCTGCAGAGGGGCTTGTCTCAGGTGCCGCTGCGTCGGCCGGGCACCTTCCAGTCGCAGAGCTGGGTCGCGGGGCTGCCGCAGGCGCAACGCTCCAGGCGTCGGGATCCACAGACGATCGCCCGGCTGCCACCGGGGAGGGTGACGGTTTCGCAGGCCATTACACGGCCCCCCTGTCGGCATGAGCCGCGAGCCAAGCGTCCGCTTGGCGGTTGAGGAAATCGCGCCCCCGGCGAGTAAGTTTGACGCGGCGGGGGTCTCTTGGAGCCGGCTCCGCCCAGCCTTGGGCGCACACCTCCTCGAGCGCCGAGCCCGGAATCGCCAACGGTGGGTCGCACCGTCTGCCGGCGTTGAACTGGCCGATCGCCACGAGGGCTGACACAGCATTGACGGTCAGAGGCGGCCAAGGAGCCCAGGAGCAGGTGTATAGCCTCTCCCACGCGTCCGGGCTCGCCCGGGGTTTTACAGGCGTCTCTCTCGGCCCGCGATGCTGGGACCCGCTACTGCAGGGTTTTACAGCCAAGGTCTTGAAGTCCTGAAAAATCGCCCCGTCTTCTAAGCGGACGGTCGCAGGTTCGAATCCTGCAGGGCGCGCCAGGGTTTGCGCGGTATCAGCTTCAAAAGTCTACAGGACCCGGCGGCTGCTCACGCCCGAAGCCTGACCGCGGAATCGTC